TCAGGGAATCTTTTCAATGGCCTTCCGCATATCTTCCAGCGTGCGGTGTGTATAAACTTTTTCCGTTACATCCTCAATAGCATGGCCAACAATCAGCTTCAGGATGTATTCATCCATGCCGGCTTCTTTGGCGTTGGTTATGAACGTGTGCCTGGTATCGTGTGGCTTATGATCCAGCTCCAGCCGTTTCATGATTTTTGACCAGCGGCCACGGTATTTATCATATGTCAGGAAAGTTCCTTGCTGGCCGTCCGGATCATTGAACAGATATTCAGATCCGATTGCCACGGCTGCATCATAATCCTTCTGGATCAGATCCTTGATCTTTGGATGGATCGGAACAATGCGGTTCCGGCCGGCATCTGTTTTCAGGCCGCCGAACATGGTTTGATCTTCCAGGTTGATATCAGCAATCTTCAGGATGGCCAGTTCTTGCGGCCGCCAGCCGGAATATATGCCAATTAGCACCATATCCACAAACGGGATCTGAAGGTTGTTCCATAGCAGATCAGTTTCTTCCCGGCTGAACGGGATCCGGATGATCTGCGGCCGTGGTTTCTTGATAGAATCACAAAGGTGTGCATAATCCTTCTGAACAATTTCATGCTTCATGGCATATTTGAACATCATGTTGAACAATGATTTCATCCGGCCTTTGGTATTGTCACCAACATCAGCATCCGTGATCACGCCTTCCAGATGGGAAACACGGATATCCTTCATCCGCATATTGAAAAGCGGCTGGCAATAGGTATATGCAGATTTCCATGTTCTGATGGCTGAAGGAACAATTTCTTTGAAATGTTCATCTGACCATTTATCATATACTTGCGAAAATGTAATTGAATCCGTTTTGATATCATATGGATTTGCATTGTAAGTGGTCAATGCTTCAATGGCTTCCGCTTGTGTGGCATAATATCCAACAGTGATGTATTGCTGTTTATTGGTGCCGGTTTCATAATCGTTGATCCAGCCGGTTGTTTTCCTTGCCCGCCATGGCTTCCGGCGGTTGCCCGGAAGCTTGTGAACGGATCCAAAACCATTTGGAAGTTTCATGTTGTTCATCCCCTTTCCAATTGTGGAAACAGGGATCTGATGATATAATTAAGGCGTGGCTTGCCATATCATCATCCCTGATGTGTGCGTAAGTTCATCCTTGCCCTGACAGGCTGCAACTGTCAGGGCGTTTTTTTGTTCCGCGTGTTCCGCTGAATGTTCCGCTTCCAAAATCTGCAAAGCCTTGATTTTACTGATTTGTTCCGCTGTTCCGCTGAACGGTGTATGTTCTTAAATTTTTACAAAAATAATATGCTTCAAAATTTTTTTTTTGGTAAAAATAAGTATATATAATAAATTACGCGGAACAGCGGAACACAATGCCTTGAAAAGCACGTAATCATGCGGCTTTGCGCATGTTCCGCTTGAATATTTCAAGCGGAACAAAGCGGAACACTACGGTTTGAAGTTCACAAAGATCACATTCTTCAGGCGTTTTTCAATCCTTCTTGCGTTGAATATTTTTTACCAGTCAGCAATGTATCAATAGTGCTTGAAATAATAAGCTGGTCAGTTTCATCCAGCTTCAGGAACTTTTTAACAATATCATATGATTGTTTTTTATAGCATTTGGATAGAAGATCACAAACTTGATTTTGGAAATCCTTTGATGTAACAATGATATCATTTGGTGAAACATCCAAAACGTGTGCTATTTCAACAACTTTGGAAGCCGTTATATTTACAATTCCTTTTTCAATTTTGCTGATGCTTGACTTGGATCCGGTTTTTCCATCCTGGCAAAAATAGCCTAATTTTTCAGCCAGTTCAGTTTGCGAAATCTTACGCAATTTTCTGATCTCTTTGATACGCTGGCCGGTTAGTATTCTGTTCATATCTATTTCCATTCAATCACCTTCTTTCACTTATTCCATTATAATAATTAGTTGCCTTAAAATCAATTTATTTTGACATTTACATCAAAAATAGTTGACATACAAGAAACATGATGCTATTATGTGAAAGTAGCTTGATAGTCAACTTTACATTAAACATTCAGGGATGATGAAAGGAAAACGGTTATGAACAAGATAAAAGTGGATTCAGAAGCAACAATCAGGCCGGTTATTGAAAGCCTTGAAGGTTTGTTTTCCAAACTGAATGAACGGTTCTTTTCAAAGGAATGATTTGGAAGCCCGTGATCAGTATTTGGATCAATATATTGATGATTTGGAAGCTGAAGGATCTGCGCTTGCAGATGATTTCATCAAATATGAACTTCCGGCATTGCAGAAAGCCGGTGCCGTATGAACATATATCCTGGCGAAATGTTTCTGATCAAATCCGGTGAATATACGGCCTTCAAAGTGAAACAATCCCAAATGAAAGCAAGCAATTGGGGCGTTTACGGAAAGGCCAAAGATACCGGAAGATGGCGTGCTTTAACCGCTTGTGAACCAGATCAGGAAGGTGCTGAACACCTTGCAAGCGTGTTGAACAATAGTTTCACAGGCCCTTTATGGATGCCACAATAAGAAAGTGAGGATGAAAAAATGAAAGTATTACGCAACATTGAACAGGAAGTTGAACAATTTGAAATTGGTGATCAGATTGCTTTGCATCTGGAAAGCATTGGTGATTTCACCGCAACCGCGCAAAAGGTCACGGATCAGGGAACGCTTTTCTTCTTTGATCCGTGCCTGAATGATCATGCTATGAATGAAGAAAACAGCAACCGCGGCGGTTTTGCTGAATCAGATCTTTGCCATTGGATGAATACGGAACTTCTGGATGCCTTTCCGGATGATATCAGAAAAAATCTTGTTCCGCTGGAAGCCGGAAAGCTTCTGACGGTTCCAGCCGTGGGTGAAATGTTTGGTGGATCTGATTTCTTTGAAAATGATGGAAATGAACAGCTTCCGTTGATGAAATCCAGAAAGAACCGTGTTTGCTATGATCAGAATGATGATTGGTGTTGGTACTGGTTGCAGAACAGAAGGAAGGGAAGTTCCGCGGCCTTTGCGCGTGTCGTCGGCGGTGGCGCTTTGGACCTCGGCGCATCCGATGCGGGTGAGTTGCGCCCGCGCTTTCTGCTGAAAAATCTGTAATCTTTAATCTGGCCCCCCTTGTGGGGGCCAGCCAAAAATGAAAGGATGGAATGAAAATGTTTAACAGTGATTTATTAAGGGATAAGATCAAAGCCGCCGGATTCCGGATTGATTATGTTGCGGATCAGCTTCAGATCAGTTATCAGGCTTTTTGGAATAAGATGAACAAAAAAACGGAATTCACAGCGGCCGAAATTGGCGCACTGAAAGATCTTCTTCATCTTTCGGATGCGGATGTAATGTTGATTTTTTTTACTGAAAAAGTGGATTGACAGTCAACTATGAAGGGATGGTGTTTTTTATGACTTTTGCAGCAAGCATGAAAGAAGTGATGGTTCAGAAGAATTTGACCATTACAAAGATTTCCGAACTTTCTGGAATTGGGAAATCTTCAATCAGTCAGTATGTTTCCGGAAAGAACGAATCTTCAGATCAGCGCAAGCGTGTTCTGGCCAAAGCAATGGGCCTTCCGGATGATTGGCCGGCCGGATCCAGCACGGATGAAATCAAGCAGCAGCCTGAAGCCAACGGCTTCAATGTAAAGAAAGCGGCGCACCTGATGGGAAAATCTTATGAATTTGTTTATCAGGGATTGCGTGATGGTGTGTTTCCGTGGGGTTATGCCGTGAAAATGAAATCCGGTAAATATACATACTGGATCAGCGCGGATCTGTTCACGCAATACACGGGAATCCAGGTGCCGGCATGAAACTATATCCGCACCAAATTGAAGCCCTGGAAGCCGTGAAGCTTTTTAACCGGTGTGCTTTTTATGCGGATATGGGTTTGGGTAAAACGTTCATGGGATCCGAAAAGGCCAACAGCTTCAGCCAAAAGATCCTTGTGGTTTGCCAGAAATCAAAGATTCAGGATTGGATTGATCATTTCACTGAATATTATGGCATGGATGTGTTTGATCTGGCAGTGAAGAAGCAGCTTCCGCAATATCTGGCCATGATCGGCAAGTGCGTGGGTGTGATCAATTATGATCTGGTTTACCGCCGGAAGGAACTGGAAGCCATGAATGATTTCACGCTGATGCTGGATGAATCATCCATCATACAAAATGAAACCACGAAACGGGCAAAATTCATTCTGAAGATGCACGCGGCTAATGTGATCCTGTTATCTGGCACGCCGATATCAGGAAAATATGAATTCTTGTGGTCACAGATCCATTTGCTTGGATGGCCGATTTCAAAAAATTTGTATTGGCAACAGTACATCATAACCGAATGGGTTGATCAGGGCGGTTTTATGGTTCCACGGGTGGCTGGTTATCGCAATGTTGACCGGCTGAAAGAAAAGCTTGCAGAATATGGCGCGGTTTTCCAAAAGTCAGAAGAAGTGTTTGATCTGCCTGATCAGATCTTTCAGGATATCCGTATGCCAACAACAAAGGAATACCGGAAATTCCAGAAGGAAAAGATTATCACCGTGGATGGTAAAGAATTGGTTGGTGATACATCATTGACGGCCATGCTTTATGAACGGATGCTTTGCGGATCCTATAACCAAAATAAGTTGGATGCTTTCCGGGATCTTCTGGAATCAACCAATGGCCGCCTGATAGTTTTTTATAACTTCAACGCTGAACTGGATGCCTTGCGGGTGATTGCTAATGATCTGAACCGGCCGCATGGCGCGGTAAATGGTGATGAAAGAAATCTGAAGCCATATGAAGAAGCTGAAAACAGCATCACCTTTGTGCAATATCAGGCCGGATCCAAAGGATTGAACCTTCAGTTGGCCAACCGTGTTGTGTACTTTACGCCAACATTATCTTGTGAAAACTGGATGCAAAGCCAAAAGCGGATCCACCGAATTGGCCAGGACAAAACTTGTTTTTATTATCGGCTTACGTGCCGGAACAGTATTGAAGAACGTATATATGCCAGCTTGCAGCGCGGCGTTGATTATACGGATAAATTATTTGAAAAGGAAGGATAAAAGGATGGATGTAAAAAGGATCGGAATACGCATCTTGGATGAACCGCCAGCAATTCAGGAATTGAAAAGGAAGCATCACCTGAAGGAAATCAAGGTTGGTTTCTGGTGTGCCTTCACCGCTTTTTGTTGGGGAATCACGCCATACGCATATGTTTATGCGGATCAGGAACGCGGATATGATGCCACGGGCGGTGAAATCTTCGTGCCGCTTATACCATTTATTGTATTTGTTTTGGTAAAGGCATTCAAAGAAATCATTTATGAGGTGAACAATTATGATGATGTGTAAAATGTGCCTGGATGAACAGGAAAAGCCGGAATGCGGCAAATCAATATGCTGTTTTGATTGTGATGAAAAGGATCATTGTGAAGGGCTTTGCGGATCCATTGCAAACGGTGAAGTTCAGAAGCCAGAAGATTGTGCTGAAGCATTTGATTATAACACCGGCATTTCCGTATTTCAGAAGGAAAATGCAAAAATCATTGAAAAGATTGCAGCCATTGAAATCCAGAAGAAACAGTTGGATGCCGCTGAAAATCAGATGCGTGATGTGCTGAAGGCTGCAATGGAAACGCACGGTGTGAAGTCATTTACAAGCACGGATGGAACCGTTGCATTCACTTATGTTCCGGCCACAACCAGAACCACGGTTGACAGCAAACGCCTGAAGGCTGAAAAGCCGGATCTGTTTGCAGAATATAGCAAGGAATCCAATGCTGCGGCTTCTGTACGGATCAAGGTTGAAAAGTGAGGTGATCAAAATGGAAAAGGATCCATGCTTAAATTGTGATTGCTGGGATCCGGATGCAGAAGGATGCACAATGCCTGAAACTGATCGTTCTTTTGCTTGTCCGTTATATGATAATACGCTTCAGGCAGCGGTTCAGCGTGTATCAGATGCAATAAAAGAATTGGCTGATGCAATTTTGAATGCTTTCAGAGAAGTTGCAAAGAAGGTTTTTGATTGCCTGAAAGATTTTATGAACAGCATTATGCACAATTGCACGGATCATCCACGCTGGTGGCATTATTACAAGCACGCGAAAAAATGGCGTACGCGAAAAAAATATAAACATTTGCTTCAGCGTGAATTGATTCAAAAAATCAGGAAAGCGGTGGATCCGAATGGCGGCTGAAAAGAACTTTGAAAATCAACTGAAAGATTGGTTGCAAAGCATTGGTATATATCCGCTTGGCTGTTCGGTCACGGATATGAAGGTGCCGCCGGCTGGATATTATGAAAAACGTTGGGGCGGCGGCTATCAGAAGGCCGGGCTTCCGGATATGCACATTGTGGCCGCTGGCATCAATCTGGATGTGGAATTGAAGGCACCGAAAGGAAAACCTTCAGAACTTCAGATCCATGATCTGAAGCAGATCAACGGTTGTGGATCCATTGGTGTGTTGCTTTATCCTGATGGATTTGAAGAATTCAAAATTTTATTGAAAGGGGTGATGCAACAGTGCAATCAAGTTATTCCATGGTTGGATGCTTTGAAGATTGCCCGTTCCGGTACAAGCTGCGATATATTGACCGGTTGAAGGTGATTCAGGATCCGGCCGCTGATGATCCGCTTGTGATCGGCACCGCACTTCATACCGGCATTGAACGCGGGATCCATGCAGCAATCCGTGAATATTATGCAGCATATAACGCAATCACGGATGATAACGTGTTGGAAGCCATGAAGCTGGAATGCCAGATTGAAAAAGCAAGGAACATTGTTCCTGAAGGGGAATTTGAAAAGTTAATTTCAAATGAACGCTTCAGGGGATATCTGGATCTTCTGGCACCAGTGGAACCGGGTGTGTTTGATCTTTGGGATTTCAAATATTCCAACCACGTTGACAGATATGCCGATTCCGGCCAGCTTCACATTTACAAATATTTCTTTGAAAAAACGCATCCACGGCAGCGGATCAGGAATATGCAATTTCTTGTGGTGCCAAAGGTGCAAAGCAAAATCTGGAATGGTGAAGATTTGTTCCAGTACCGGCAACGGATCATGAATCAGATCCAGCCAACAAAACCGGTTGTGCTTCCGGTTGAATATAATCCGGCCAAAGTGCTGGAATTCATGGAAGCAGATATGAACATGAGAACAGCAACAGTGTTTGAAAAAAATGAAGGATGGATGTGCAAGTTCTGCGAATACGCGGACTATTGCCAGAAAGGAAGGACTTATATGCTTTTACCGTCAAATGAAAGAAGAAACATCAGTGAAACCAAAAAACGCAAAATCTGGATCTATGGCGCGGCTTTCAGTGGAAAGACCACCATGCTTGATAAAGCACCGGATTCGCTGAACCTGAACACGGATGGCAACATTCAGTTTGTAACCATGCCATACATTGCAATCAAGGATCAGGTCACCGTGGAAGGCCGGATCACCCGCCGCAAATGGGCGTGGGAAGTATTCAAGGAAACTATTGATGAACTGGAAAAGAAACAGAATACCTTCCAGACAATCATTATTGATCTGCTGGAAGATACCAGAGAAATGTGCCGCGTGTATATGTATGACAAACTGAAGATTCAGCATGAATCAGATGCCGGATATGGCAAGGGTTGGGATATCATCAAAACCGAATATCTGACAACCATCAGGCGTTTCTTCAATATGGATTATGAAAATCTTGTGGTTGTCAGCCATGAAGATGTTTCAAAGGATATCACCAAAAAGAACGGCCAGAACATCACGCGCATTGCACCGAACATTCAGGATGCCGTTGCAAACAAGGTTGCTGGCATGGTTGATATTGTGGCCCGTGTTGTGGTTGAAGAAGATGGCACACGCACGCTGAATTTCAAGCCGGATGAAGTGATCTTTGGCGGCGGCCGCCTGAAGGGGATCCGTGAAACCACCGTTCCGCTTTCATGGGATGCTTTGATGGGTGTATATGAACAAGCCAATGAAGCGGTTGAAAAAGGAACCGCGTCTGACGCTCCAGAAGCCCCAAATTCAAGCGTTGTCAAAAAAGTGGAAGAACAGTCCACCAAACAGGCAAAAGCCCCGGAAAACGTATCCAGCGAAGCCACAACAACGCCTGAAGCGGATGCACCGGCTATGAATCCACCGGAATCTGATAATTCAAAGGCAGAAAGTCCAGTTGTTGAACCGAACAGCGGTGAAGTTATGACAGATGCAAATGAACCCGGAAAACGTACCAGAAGAACCAGAAGAACAGCAAACAAATAATTGAAAGGAAAGGTGATTATCATGGCAGATATATTTGACAAGTTCAACAGTGCAATTGATGTGGAAGGTTTAGGCAAGGATGTGGAAGATGCCGCCAATGGAAACGGCAATCACACATATGAAGAAATTCCGGTTGGCACTTATGAGGTTAAACCGGACAAGGCCGGTCAGGTTGGGCCAATGGAAGTGAAGGCATCAAAAAAAGGTGATCCAATGGTGTGCATTCCTTTCAAGATTGTGGCCGGTGAACACAAAGGATCCTTTGTGTTCATGAATCAGGTGATCACACGCGGATTCCAGATCCACAACGTTGATGAATTATTGCGTTCCATGGATCTTGATACCGTGAAAGACTATGAAGCAAAACACGGAAAGCTTTGGTGCAATGATTTCCGCGCATACAATCAGCTTCTTATGGATTGCGCGGAAGAAATTGATTCCAGCAAGCTGACATTCCAGCTTGAATATGGGGAAAACAACAGCGGTTTCAAGACTTTTGAAATCACGGATGTATTTGAACCGGAAGCATAAGTGATTGCCCGCCGGATCAGAAATGTTCCGGCGGGTGTTTTTGAAAGGATGAACAAATGCGTGATGATACGATTCCGGCAAGGATCCGGATTGCCACAAAGCGTGAAAACGGAACCATTGCCGTTGATGTTTCAACAAACCGATATCAGAAGGATATGTTTGATTATGAAGAATGTGGATCCGTGGAAGATTTTCAACGCCTGAAAGCAAGGGATTCCGTAATGGCACCAGGCAAGGATGAACAAGGGTTGTTCTGTCAGGCGTGTGATTCAGAAGTATATTCAGATGATGTGTTTTGCTGGTATTGTGGCCAACGCCTGAAGGACGGTGAAAAGCATGATCCTGGTATATGATTTTGAAGTATTCAAATATGATTGGATGATGGGTTATGCCGTGCTGGATGAACGGAAGGAAGGTTGCATCTGCAATGATCCTGAAGCACTGAAGGCATTTTATAAAGCCCGGATCAATGATATTTGGGTTGGTTTCAATAGCCGGAATTATGACCAATACATCCTGAAATCAATTCTTGAAGGGCTGGATCCGAAACGCTGCAATGATTTTATCATCCTTTATGGTCAACCTGGTTGGAAGTTTTGCAGCCGGTTCAGAAATTATCCGCTGAATAACTATGATGTGATGAACAATATTGACCGTGGATTGAAATTCTTTGAGGGATCCATGGGAAACAACATCAAAGAAACCAGCGTTCCCTTTGATCTGGATAGAAAGCTGACACCGGAAGAACTGGAAGAAACAAAAAAATATAATTTGCATGATGTGGAACAGACAGCGGAAGTGTTCCTGAAGCGGAAGGCTGATTTTGAAGCGCAACTTGATCTGGTGAAGATCATATGCAAGGGCCGGCCGCTGGATCTGTCATTGATCAGCAAAACGCGGCCGCAATTGTCAGCAATCATTCTGGATGCCACGAAACAGGAACATGATGATGAATTTGATATCAATTTCCCTGACACCATGCAGATCCAAAAATATAAAGCCGTGCCGGATTGGTATGCAGATCCGGAAAATCATCATTACAAAGATGGTAACAAGAAACACGCGCTTGAAATTATGATTGCCGGATGCCCGCACACTTTTGCGTGGGGCGGTGTGCATGGCGCACTGGAAAAATACCACGGTGAAGGGTTTTATCTGATGGCTGATGTGGCATCCCTTTATCCATCATTGATGATCCGGTACAATCTGCATTCCAGAAACATGAAGGATCCACAAAAATTTGTTGATATATACAACACGCGCCTGAAGCTGAAGAAAGAACACAATCCGCTTCAGAAGGTTTTGAAACTGGTGCTGAATTCAACCTATGGTGTTATGAAGGATTATTCCAATGCCCTTTGTGATCCGCGGCAAGCCAATAGGGTTTGTGTATATGGCCAATTGCTGATCCTTGATCTGATTGAACATATTGAACGGGCGGTTCCCGGCATCCAACTGATCCAAAGCAACACGGATGGCATTTTGGTGAAGCTTCAGGATCCGGCTGATTATTACAAGGTTGATGATGTGGCCTATGAATGGGAACAGCGCACTGGCCTGAATTTGGAATTTGACGAATACCACAAGGTGTTTCAGAAGGATGTGAACAATTATGTGATTGTGGCATGGGATGGCCACACAAAGACAAAAGGCGCGTATGTCAAAGCGTTGTCTGATCTGGATTATGATTTGCCGATACTGAACACGGCCCTTGTGAAATACATGGTGGATGGCGTGCCGGTTAGCGCAACAATAAATGGCTGCAATGATCTGAAGGAATTCCAGATGGTTGGCCGTGCATCCGGAAAATATACGTGCATTTTATACGGTGAAAAAGCTTTGAATGAAAAAACAATCCGGATTTTTGCATCAAATGATGAAGCGGATCCGGGCGTGGTAAAGATCCACGCTGAAACCGGAAGGCCGGCAAAGATAAGCAACAGCCCGGAACATTGTTTCATCTGGAATGATGATGTGAATGGTGTTCCAGTTCCGGAAAAACTGAACAAGCAATGGTATGTTGATTTGGCTGAAAAACGCCTGAAAGATTTTGGGGTGAATTGATGATCATATTAGGAATTATATTTATCTGTTTTGGTCTTGTAACAATAACTGGCCTGATCGGTGCTTGCATTGCTGTTTGGAAGGCTGGCCAACAAATGAAAGAAGGTGAAGATCATGGCAATAACGAAAACACAAGCACGTGACATTCTGAAGCGGCGCGAAAAGAAAAACCTGAAAACATTATGCCCGGTATGCGGAAAGCCGGTTGAAATAAAGGATGATTTTGAATATGTCCTGACAAAACGCAAAACTGAATTATTCATTCATGATAAATGCGTTGATAAGATGTGGAAATGATCTGAAGCAAAGGCGGTGAAAAAGGTGAATTTATACAAAGGATATGTTCCAACTAAAGACAAGAAGTGCCTGGAAAAGTTCAAAAACCGCACTGACTTCAAATCATTGGATGAAGTGAAGGATCTGGATGAATATGCCGGCATCCTTGCTGAAAATGTGATCTTGATTGATGTTGATTCCGCTGAACAATCTGAAATCCTGATGAAAATGGTGGAAGATCTTCAGCTTGATTGCCGCGTTGTTGATACCAGCCGTGGCCGTCATTTCCTTTTCAAAAATGGCCCGGTGAAACAGTGCTTCACGCACGTGAAAACGGTGATCGGCCTTGAAGTTGATGTGAAGGTTGGATGCAAGGCCAGTTATGAAGTGCTGAAGTTCGGCGGGGAAAACAGATTCATTGAATGGGATGTGGATGATCCGAAAAAGGATTATCAGGAAATTCCAAAATGGTTGCTTCCGATAAAGCACAATGTGGATTTTTTGACCATGAAGGCCGGTGATGGCCGGAACCAGGCATTGTTCAATTACATCCTTACGCTTCAGGCTGACAGCTTCACGGTTGATGAAACACGGGATGCAATCCGCAAGATCAATAAATATGTGATGAAGGATCCGCTTTCTGATGAAGAATTGGAAGTGATCTTGCGTGATGAATCTTTCCAGAAGCCCGTTTTTTACAAAGATGGAAAATTCCTTTTTGATAAATTTGCCAATTACATCCGGAATATATGCCATGTGGTGAAGATCGGATCACAATTGCATCTGTATGAAGATGGCGTATATGTTCCAGGCTATCATGGCATTGAAAAACAGATGATCCAGTGCATTCCGGGGCTGCGGAAAACGCAACGCCGGGAAGTGCTGGAATATATGGAACTGATCTGTGATGAAGTGAAGCCGGCATCCGCTGATTATATTGCATTCAGAAATGGTGTGCTGCATTTGATCACGGATGATTCCAATGCTACGGATGAATTCCTTCCGTTCAGCGCGGATCTGGTGATCACCAACCGGATCCCTTGGGATTATAACCCAAACGCATATGATCAGCTTATGGATCAAACGCTGAACAACCTTGCCTGTCAGGATCCTGAAATCAGGGCCTTGCTGGAAGAATGTGCCGGATATTGTTTCTTCAGGCGCAATGAACTTGGAAAAGCGTTCATTCTGACCGGTGACAAATCCAACGGCAAATCAACGTATCTGGATATGATCAAGGCCATGCTTGGCGTGAATAACATTGCCGCACTTGAACTGAAGGAACTTGGTGACAGATTTTCCACATCAATGCTTTTTGGAAAGCTGGCCAACGTTTCAGATGATATCAGTGATGATTTCCTTCAGGGAAATCAGGTCAGCACCTTCAAAAAAATTGTGACAGGCAACCGGATCAAAGCTGAAAACAAAGGTCAGGATCCGTTTGAATTTGAACCGTTCATCAAGATAATTGCCAGCGCAAATGATATTCCGCGAATGAAGGATAAAACCGGCGCGTTGCTGCGCCGCCTGATCATCATTCCGTTCAATGCAAAATTTGATAAAACACAACCCGGCTTTGATCCGTTTATAAAATACAAGCTTATTGAACAGGCACCAATTGAATATCTGATCCGGCTGGCCGTTGCCGGCCTGAAGCGTGTTCTGGAAACGCGCGGCTTCACCACATCAAAGGTTGTGGATGATCAGCTTTCAGAATATAGCACGGAAAACAATCCGATTGAACTTTTCATATCTGAAATTGAACTTTCTGAAATTGAGAATGAAACAACTTCGGATGTGTACCGGCTTTATACAGTATTCTGTTCCGAAAATCAGCTTCAGCCAATGTCAAATGTGGTGTTCACAAAGCAGCTTTGCAAACGTCTGGATCTGAAGGTTCAGGATGCCAGGATAGGAAAGAAGAAAACAAGAATATACATTCAAGGGGGAAAGAACAAATGAAGGAAACAATGAACACTTTCAGAAATATGCTTTTATGCGGAATTGATGAAAAAACAGCCGATTTTTTAATAAATTGGGCAAAAAGTATTGGATTTTTTGAAGCACCGGCATCCGTACATCATCACGGGAATGAATCCGGCGGCCTTCTGGATCATTCCATTTGCATGACACAATGCCTTTTGGATCTTACGGAAAGTATGCGGCTGGAATGGAAAGATCCGCGTTCGCCATATTTGGTTGGCCTGTTTCATGATGTGTGCAAGGCTGATAATTATGTTCATTCAAAGATCAAGATTTATGCCGGTGATAAAGAAACAGAAATGGATTCTGATGAATGGGAATACAACAATGCTTGCCTTCTGACCGGACACGGGGAAAAATCCGTGATCATGCTGCAATCAAAGATCAATCTGACGGATGAAGAAATCATGTGCACCCGCTGGCACATGGGCGCGTATGAAGGCAAAGAAGTCTGGAACAACTTAGGCCAGGCAATCACAAAATATCCGAATGTGCTTTTCACGCACACGGCTGATATGATGGCCGCACAGATCCTTGGTGTGTGAAAGGTGGTTGTGATGAATCCTATGAAGAACGCTGAAGGTTATCCTGACTTTACCGCCGGAATCAGCATCCGGGATGTTGGGAAGGAAGAACAGGAAGTGGTGGCGGCAAACAGCAAGCTGATCATGGCCTTCAGAACGTGTGCGGATCTGGCCGGCTTTGAAATAGTTGGCCGGATCACGCTGAAGCATAAGGCAAGCGGCCGGATCTTCAGATAATTGAAAGTTAATTTTCAAAGATTATTGTGCAATTTGTTCCGCTTGTTCCGCGTATGTTCCGCTTGATTTTTTTAAGCGGAACACGCACAAAGCCTTATTTTATGCGGGGTTGTGGGTATCGTGTTCCGCTGTTCCGCTTAAAGGTACTATTTTTAGAGAATTATCTATAATCACTATAAATTTATACATGAAAATTTTTTGGGTAAAAAATAATAATATAAGAGAATTAAGCGGAACAGCGGAACAGAATATCCGCAAAGCCTTGATTTATCTACGTTTGCAAGTGTTCCGCTTGAATTATTTACGCGGAACAAAGCGGAACAAAATGAAAGGAAGTGCTAATATGACAGATCAGCAGCACGCTGCATACATATATCTGAACCGGATCGGCAAGCTGAACCAGAAGATCAATATGCTTGAACAGCGGTATGAACAGATGCGGGAAAGTGCAATGAACGCCGGTGCATTACGATATGACAAGGATCCGGTGCAATGCAGTCCTGAAGATAAGTTATCCAGAATAGTATGTGACTATCTGACATTGAATGATCACATCAATGAAGAAATTGATCGGCTTGCAGCAATGAAGGTTGATGCAGTCGGTGTGATCAGGATAGCGTGCGGGGAATCTGAACAGCGTGTGTTGATTGAAAGGTATGTGTATATACAATCAGTGAAGGCGGTTGCTTCCGTGATCAACATTCAGCCACGGTCAGTGTTCCGGATCCAAAGCCGTGCATTGCAGCAGTTAGGTGAATATCTTTCCAAAGAATCATGCGGCTGAATGTTGAACAGTTATCCACATAATATAAACGCCGTGTGGATAATGTGGATTGACAGGTCACATTCAAAGGTGTATTCTTGCTATAAGTAAAAGTATATCAAGAGTTTCAGGACAGATGCCAGTGGGTGCTAAACACTCCTACCATTGGCATCTGTCTTTTATTGTGCAAGGCGGTGATGAATATGGCAAAGCAGTGGGCTGTTAAATTCTATCAGTCAAAGGAATGGAAGAAGTGCCGTGCTGCATTCATCAGTGAACGTGTGGCAATTGATGGTGGCATATGTCAGATGTGCCATGCTGATCTTGGTTATATCGTGGATCATATCCATGAACTTACACCTGAAAATATAAATGATCCGGATGTATCTTTGAACCATGATAATCTTCAGTATCTTTGTCATGATTGCCATAACACAAAGACGTTTGGCGGTGGCTTGCCGATAAGGGAAGGACTTTGCTTTGATGAAAACGGAAATGTTGTGCCAGTGAAAAAAATTGTTCAATCCGTGCAATCCCCCCCTGAACAGCGTTGAACTTTGAATTCTTACGCACCGGTGCCGAAGTATCATTTTGTGCGCGGCCTATTTTTGAAGCCGCCCTTCAGGATCCCGGAACAAATCGCGGCAAGGTGGTGAAAAACATGACAGAAAAAACCAAAGAACAGAAAGTGAAAACAGAACGGAACAAGTTGAAGAAAATCTTCAAATCTTTGGATCCAAAAGCCATGCAAGTGCTGGATGGCCTGATTGACAATTGCGCTTGGATGCGGATTCAGCTTGAAGATCTGCGGGCTGATCTGGATGAAAACGGAACCACTGAATTATTTCAACAATCTGAAAAGGTTGATCCTTACCCGCGTGAACGGCCTGAAGCCGCACAATATATCAAGATCAGCAAAAATTATGAATCTGGGATCCGTGCGTTGGTCAGTAATTTGCCAAAGGAGCAGCAAGCAAGCACACTGGATGATTTCCAGGCATTCATGGCCCGCGGAAGGCAGGTGATTCAATGATCACTTACCCTGAATCATATAATCCAATATTGGAATATGCGGATGAAATTGCAGATGGCAGCGTTGTTGTTCCCCGCAAGATTGAAAAAACATACGCTTATCTTGCCCGGATCATCCGGGAAAACAGTGAATGGCATTATAATTCACGGCGTGGAAATCACATAATTGAATTTTTTGAAAACTTTGTGATTCCTTCAAAGGGCGCGGCTGCCGGCAAGCCTATTGTTTTGGAACTTTGGGAAAAGGCAATGCTGGCCGCTGCCTTTGGTATTGTTGGAAATGATGGCCACCGTCGGTTCAACCGCGTGATCCTGATAGTTGGAAAGAAAAACGGAAAATCCGCAATCAGTTCCGGCGTTGGCATGTATCTTCTGACGGCTGACGGTGAGAACGGCCCGGATATCTATTCCGTTGCAACAACAAGAGATCAGGCCAAAATAATTTGGGATGAAGCCCGGAAGATGCGGAACAAATCCGTATTCATGAAGAAATATACGCGGGCAACCATTTCAGAAATCAATTGCCCTGGCAACAACGGCACATTCAAGCCGGTTGCCAGCAATGTTGACACGCTGGATGGCCTGAATGTGTTTGGCTGCCTGATGGATGAATTCCAGCAATGGAAAAATGGCAAGGCGTTATATGACATTATGGCTGATGGAACATCCAGCCGTGATGAACCAATGATCTTCATGACTTCCACCGCCGGCACGGTCAGGGAAGATATATATGATGAAACCTATGATGAAGCCGGTGAGATTATCAACGGGTTTGATGATCCGGACGGGATCCACCAGGATGAAACGCTGCCAATTATTTACGAATTGGATAGCAAATCAGAATGGGAAAATCCGGATGCCTGGATCAAAGCAAATCCAAATCTTGGTATCAGCAAGAAGGTCAGTTATCTGGGAGGAAAGGTTGTGGCTGCAAAGACAAATCCAAAGAACTTGAAGGATGTGCTTTGCAAGGAATTCAACATCCGTGAAACTTCCAGAATGGCATGGCTTTCTTATGATGATATAGACAACAGAACAAAGTTTGAACTTTCTGAACTGAAACCGAAATATGGCGTTGGCGGTTTTGATCTGTCAATCACCACGGATCTGACTTGTGCGCTGGATATCTTTCAGGTGCCTGGTGATGATCACATATATGTGGATCCAATGTTCTGGCTTCCGGAAGATCTTCTTGAACAGCACGTGAAGCAAGACCGGATTCCATACGATAAGTGGAAAGATCAAGGCTTCTTGCGTTTATGTGCCGGAAACAAGATTGATCAGAAAGATATATTTGCATGGTTTCAAGAAGTTCAAAACGAAAAGGATATTTATCTTCCGTGGATCGGATATGATTCATGGTCAGCTTCATACTTGGTCAAGGATATGACAGATTTCTTTGGTAAGGCTGCAATGGAACCGGTCATTCAAGGAAAGAAAACACTATCACAGCCAATGAAGGAACTTGGTGCGGATCTTCAGAAGAAACGGATCATCTACAACAACAATCCGGTGATGAAGTGGTGCATTATCAACGTTGGAATTGATCAGGATGTGAACGGAAATATCCAGCCGGTAAAATCACAAAATGGCCGGCAAAGAATTGATGGCTTTGCGGCGTTGCTGGATGCGTACATTGCACTTCAGCGGCACCTTGAAGAATACAAAACCATAATCTGATAGAAAGGGGGAATAAAATATGGGATTTTTTACACGGTTCCTTCCAAAGAACCGCGGTCAGGTTGTTTCAACTTACAAAATGATATCTGACAACGGCGGCGGTTTCTATCAGTGGGATGGAAAACTTTACAAGTCGGATATTGTCCGGGCTTGTATCCGGCCAAAGTCAAGGGCCATTGGCAAAGCGGTGGCCAAACATATCAGGCGGGATCCGGTCAAGGGCCTTCAGGTGAATCCGGATGCTTATATGCGTTTCCTTCTGGAAGAACCGAACCAGTACATGACCGGCCAGGTGTTTCAGGAAAAGCTGATCAATCAGCTTGAATTGAATGGAAATGCTTTTGCTTGGATCCAGCGTGATGAAAACGGTTTTCCGCTTGCGCTTTATCCGGTGAACTGTTCAGGTGTTCAGTTGATCAAAGATATTTCAGGAAACATTTATCTGAAGTTCTTCATCAACAATTCAACACCGTTCACGGCAGCATATTCAGATATTATCCATTTGCGGAAAGATTATTTCAATGATGAATTCTTTGGTGAATCGCCTGGTGCATCACTTACGCAATTGATGGATGTGGTGTGCTGTTCTGATCAGTCGATTGTTTCGGCAATCAAGAATTCATCCGTGATCAAATGGTTGTTGAAATTCAATACAACCGTGCGCCGTGAAGATCTGGAAAAACAGGCAAAGCAGTTTGCTGATGGTTTCCTTTCAACCAGTTCAACAACCGGCGGTGTTGCGGCCGTGGATGCCAAAGCGGATGCAACACAAATCAATCCAACGGATTATGTTCCGAATGCTGCACAAACTGACCGCACAATCAAAAGGCTTTATTCATTCTTCAACACGAATGAAAGCATTGTGATGTGCAATTATTCTGAAAATCAGTGGATCAGCTATTATGAAACAGCCGTTGAACCTGACATTGCACAATTATCCGGTGAATTCACCCGGAAGCTTTTCAGCCGCCGTGAACGCGGCTTTGGCAATGCCATTATATTTGAATCCATGAATCTGCAATTTGCTTCTATGCAAACAAAGCTGGCCCTGTCAGCAATGGTTGACCGCGGCGCAATGACACCGAATGAATGGCGTGAAACATTTAACCTTGCACCGGTGCCGGGTGGTGATGAACCAATACGGCGGTTGGATACGGCGGTTGTGGATAGCACGGATGATGATAGTGACACCGGCAACGGTGATTCTGATGGAAAGGATGGTGATGGCAATGAAGAAAACGGCAATCAAGGGAATAATTGTTTCAAATGATTATCAGCGCATTTATGATTTTTTCGGCGTTGAAGCCACATCACCCGGCAAGCTTCAGAAGGATCTTGAAGATGCGGCCGGTGATGAAGTCAATGTTGAAATCAACAGCCCCGGCGGTTATGTGAATGCTGGATCTGAATTGTATACGCTTCTGAACAGCTATAAAGGAAACGTAACAATTGATATTGTTGGTCAGGCGGCTTCCGCTGCATCCGTTGCAGCAATGGCCCGCCACAACAGGATCAGCCCCACGGCTTCGATCATGATTCACAATGTATCCGTTGATGGTGTTTCCGGTGATTATCATGAAATGGATAAGGCTTCCAATATGCTTCAGGCATTGACCAAAAGTGTGGCCAATGCTTATGCAATCAAAACGGGCAAAGCCCGCAAGGATGTTCTGAAGCTAATGGATACGGAAACAACAATGGATGCAGATGAAGCCGTGAAAGAAGGTTTTGTTGATGAAATGATCCCTGACGGATCCGGCGCGGCTGTTTCGATACTGAACGCCAATTGTCAGGTGATCCCGCAATCTATCATTGATAAGGTTGTGGAAATGGATTTGGTCAAGCATCCGGCTGAAGGGCTGGATTTGGCAAATAGCAAACTAAAATTTTTAGAATTGGAGGAAATTTGAAATGACAAAGAAAGAGTATGAAGCAAAACGCAATGCCCTTATGACGGATGCAAAGAATTTTCTGAAGGATCAGAAGGTTGCTGAAGCAAACGCCAAAATGGATGAGGTGAAGCAGCTTGATAAAGATTATCAGGAATTCACCACGGCACAAGCAAACGCAACCGCACTGGAAGGCGCACCGGCACTGAACACTGTTCCGGCTCCCGTTGCACCGGTGATGGCTGCAACCGGATCTGTTTCCACGGAAGAAGATCCGACAAACAGCAAGGCATACAGAAAAGCTTTCATGAACTTTGTTCTGCATGGTAAGGAAATGCCAAAGGATCTTGGCGCGGCGGTAACTTCCACAACTGAAGGCGGCGCGGTTATTCCTCAGACCATTGTTGACAGAATCATTGAAAAGCTTCAGGCCAGCGGCATGATTCTTCCGCGTGTTACACAGACCGCATATAAGGGTGGTGTTTCCATTCCTGTTTCGCTTGTGAAGCCCGTTGGTGAATGGGTTGCTGAAGGATCTGATGCAACCGGCAAGAAGCTGGATGCAAAGACAACTGGTATGATCACTTTCAGCTATTACAAACTGAAGGTAAAGGTTGCCATTACGCTGGAAATGTCTGAAATGGCAATCAGCGCATTTGAAACCATGATCACCAACAACGTGTCTGAAGCAATCACCATTGCGCTGGAAAACGCAATCATCAATGGCACTGGATCCGGCCAGCCGAAAGGTATTCTTACTGAAACACCGGCTGACGGTCAGGCACTTACAACTGAAGGTGCTGCACCGGCATATGCTGATCTGGTTGCTTGTGAAGCTGCGCTTCCGCTGGCTTATGAAAGCGGGGCCGTTTGGTGCATGAGCAAGAAAGCGTTCATGGCGTTCATTGGCATGGTTGACACCAACAAACAGCCGATTGCCCGCGTAAACTATGGCATCAACGGCGCACCTGAAAGAACGCTTCTTGGCCGTGCCGTTATCTGCAACGATTACATGACATATGCAGCCGGCAAGGTTATGGGATTCATGTTCCGCTTTGCGGATTACATCCTGAATACCAACATGACCATCACAATCAAAACATACGTTGATGATTCAACGGATGATCAGATCACAAAAGCCGTGATGCTTGTAGATGGCAAGGCTGTGGATGTGAATTCCCTTGTTACTCTTACGCTGAAGGCAGCGGGCTGATGATCAGAAAGGCGGTGTGAACCATGGCACTGATTGATGAAGTAAAGGTTGCGTGCCGGATCACCACCAGTGATGAAGGATACACAACTGAACTGAACAGCCTGATTGATGCCGCAAAGAAAGATCTGATCACTTCCGGCATTTTGGAAGCAAAGGCAGTGGAAACGGATGCACTGATCAAACAGTGCATCCTGTTTTATTGCAAAGGTCATTTTGGTTATGACAATGCAGACGCGCCGCGCTTCCTGAATGCTTATGATTTGATGAAACAGCATCTTTGCAGCCTTCAGGATTATACGGTGGAAAGCACAACCACGGGAAGCGGGGCGTGATATGCGGTTCAATGATGTTGCATATTTGGGATTCGTTGCCTATGAAATGGATGCAATCCACAACCAGAAGCCAACAACCACGTGGAAAAAGGTTTATGTGAACCGTTTTTATGACAACGCAAACCTTCAGAACCAGGCGGCGGTGAACGATAATAAAAAGCTGGCGCAATTTGAAATTCTTTCCGCAAATTATTCAGGCCAGCATCTTTTCAAATACAACGGAACGGAATACACGGTTTCCCTGGCATCAAATAAAGGTGATCGCACGGTTCTAACCGTTGAATGTGATATTGCCAATGGCTAATGTCGGCGGCCGTGTCACAATTAAACCGTCCGAACTAAACGCGGCTATTGCGGAAGAACTTGCGGCACTGAATACGGCCGCGGTTGAAGCCGTGAGCAAGGCGGCTGAAAAAACAGCAAAGGACACGGCAAAAGAATTGAAAGCAAATTCCCCCGTGCGTGCTGATAATTTCAAGCGGAAATATCCGCCCGGATCATATGCAAAATCATGGACGGCTGAAGAATCTGAATCCAACCTTGGTGCAAAAACATATGTGGTTCATAACAAAAAGCATTATGCACTTACGCATTTGCTGGAACATGGCCACATCATCAAGGCAACCGGAAGAAGATCTGAAGCGTTTCCGCATATCGGCCCGGCTGAACAGAAGGCCATTGAAGAATTTACAAATGAGGTGGAAAGGATGAAATTATGACATTTGATGAAATCACAAAGGTTTTATCTGATCATGAAGCTAAAACAGGAATCCCTTTTGCTTATTATGAATTCAACAAGGCCCCTGGATCAGATCGGTACATTGCTTATTATGAGGATGCACCGGATCAGTTTGGTGCTGATGATCAGGTTTATTATAGCAACGGCCATTTCACCATAGAACTTTATACGCCACACAAAGAGCCGGAAACAGAAGCAATTCTGACCGGCTTTTTTGATGTGGCTGGAATCTTCTGGACGAAATCGGCACAAGCAAAAATTGACAGTGAAGATATGTTTCAAACAGTTTTCAATGTCTAATTCAGAAAGTGAGGATAAATATGGCAAGCAAAACAAACAAGGTCAAATTTGGCCTGAAGAATTGTTATTATGCACCGGCCACATTTGCGGATGATGGCAAGGTTACGTTTGGAACGCCCGTTGCCATTCCGGGTGCGGTAAGTCTGGCAATGGATCCGGAAGGTGACAATGAAAATTTTTATGCGGATGATTCCGTGTATTACGTCATTGCCAACAATAACGGTTATTCCGGTGATCTGGAAGTGGCAATGATCCCTGATTCCTTCAAACAGGATTGCCTTGGTGAAACGCTTGATACACAGGGCCTTGAAGTTGAGAATTCAAACGCTGAAGCAAAGCCTTTTGCACTTCTGTTTGAATTCAGTGGTGATCAGCACAAGATCCGTCACGCACTTTACAACTGCACGGCATCCAGATCCAGCGTTGAAGGTGATACCACGGAAGATAAACGTTCCGTGAAAACCGATAAGATCACCATTGCAGCGGCACCGCTTCCGGCTGATGGCGTTGTTAAGTCAAAGACAACTGAAACAACCACCGCAACGGTTTATAATGCTTGGTTCACGGCCGTTCAGGTGCCGGTTGCAAAGACCGAAACCACCACACAGGGCTGATGATCTGATGAAAGGATGAAACTATGGCAATAAAGAAAACAATCAAGGTTGATGGCAAGGATGTGCTTTTTAAGGCATCCGCGGCCGTGCCGCGTATGTATAGGCTGAAGTTCCAGCGTGATATCTACAAAGATATGGAACAGCTTCAGAAAGATTTTTCTGGCAAGGATATGAATATGAACGGGCTGGAAATCTTTGAAAATGTTGCATATATCTTTGCAAAGCACGCTGATCCGGATATCCCGGATTCCCCTGATGAATGGCTTGAACAGTTCAATATGTTCAGTGTTTATGAAATTTTCCCGCAACTGATTGATTTGTGGGGGCTGAATGTTGAACAGGAAGTTGATTCTAAAAAAAACACCATTCCACCGAAAGGGAAATGACAACGCCGCTGTTCATGTTGCGTTGCGTTCAGCTTGGAATAAGCATTAAGGATCTGGATTTGCTATCCATTGGCTTGGTGAATGATATGTTCACGGAATTGGCCAATGATGGCTATGAATATCCGGATGTTGCAACACAAGATGATATGGACAGATTTTAATTTGAAGCGTGCGTTCTTTCGGACGCACGCTTTTTTTCATGTGAGGTGATCAGATGGCTGACAGAATAAAAGGAATCACAATTGAAATTGGCGGGGATACAACAAAGCTTTCTAAAGCCCTGTCTGATGTAAACCGTGATATCAAATCCACATCCAGCCAGCTTGCTGATGTTAATAAACTTCTGAAATTGGATCCAACCAACAGCGAACTGATCAGCCAGAAGTTTAAGCTATTGAAGCAATCCGTTGAGGATACAAAAAGCAAGCTGGAACAGTTGAAATCCGTTCAAAGCCAAATGGATGAAGGGCTGAAGAATGGAACCGTAACACAAGAACAATATGATTCATGGCAGCGTGAAATTGTTGCCACGGAAAACGAACTGAAGAATCTTCAGGATCAGATGAAAAACACGGATAATGTTGTTCAGGCAACGTTGAAATCCGCGGGTGACAAGGTTCAGGAAGTTGGTGGAAAGGTATCCAGTGCCGGTGAAAGCCTGTCAAAAGGTGTCACCGCACCAATTGTTGCCGCCGGTGCTGCATCCATGGCCGCTTGGAAGGAAATGGATGATGCAATGGATACGGTTGTGACAAAAACCGGTGCTTCAGGTGATGCGCTGGCCGATATGCAGAAGCGGGCGCAAGATATCGCAACCACCATTCCAACAGATTTTCAAACGGCTGCGGATGCTGTTGGTGAAGTCAACACCCGTTTTGGCCTTACGGGTGATGCACTTCAGGGATTGTCAACACAATTTGTTGAATTCAGTACGCTGAACAACACGGATGTTTCCACATCCGTTGATAATGTTTCCGCTGTTCTGAATTCTTTTGGCCAGTCAAGCAATGATGCCGGTGCAATGCTGGATGCTATGAATGCAACAGGGCAATCAACCGGTATTTCAATGGATACGCTGGCACAGGATCTTCAGAAAAACGCCACACAATTCCAGGCACTTGGTTTGAATGCACAACAGGCCGCCGGCTTGATGGGAAAGATTGAAATGTCCGGCATGGATACCAGTCAGGCAATGACCGGATTATCTAAAGCCATGCAGAAATCCGCAACGGATGGGAAATCCCTTCAGGATGAACTTTCCGGATTTTCTAAAGTCATGAGCAGCAACAAATCTGATTCAGATAAACTTTCCGCTGCATATGATCTGTTCGGCAAGAAGGCCGGCGCGGTATTTTACAACGCGGCCAAAAATGGAAAGCTGGATCTGGCCGATATTGGCAAATCAATGACAGATTTCAGTGGTTCCGTTGATAGCACGTTCAACAGCACGCTGGATCCGATTGATAATTTCACAACCATGATGAACCAATTGAAGGTTGTGGGTGCTGATATTGGAACCAGCATTGGTGAAATTGTCGGCCCGGTACTTCAGAAGATTGCCGACAAGCTGAAGCAATTGAAAGATATTTGGGAAAAGCTTTCACCTGAAACGCAACAGGCTATTGTGAAGGCTGCAATGATTGCGGCCGCGGTTGGTCCGGTGTTGGTTATTGTGGGAAAGGTGATCACCGGCGTTGGAAGCCTGATCAAAGTGGTTGGCTTGCTTGCAAATCCGGTTGGGTTGGTTGTCGCGGCAATTGCGGCATTGGCCGCCGGATTTATTTATCTGTACAATACTTCATCTACATTCCGGGATACCGTGAACGCGGCGGTGGAAAAGGTGAAGGCTGCATTTGTGAGTGCTGGCCCCGCGCTGGATACATTGAAACAGGCTTTTCAAAATTTATTGACGGCTTGCCAGCCAATATTGGATTTCTTGCTGACGGCTGTTCAAGGTTTTATTGCTGGATTTTCGGCAGCGTTGCAGCCGGCAATTCAGTATGTCACCGATATCATCAACATGATCACAAACATTGTGAAAGCGTTTGTGGCACTGTTCCAGGGTGATTTTTCAGGCTTTCAGCAATACCTTGGTGCGGCGTTCCAGAATTTGCTTGATGGGATCCAGCACTGTTTGGAAGCGTGGGTTGCATTTATCAACGGTTTCCTTTCAGCGTTTGGCACAAGTATTCAGGGAATCCTTTCTGCAATCTGGCAAGGCATTCAGAACATCATTACAACGGTGCTGAATGCTATCAAGAACGTGATCACAACCATCTTCAATGCAATTCAGGGCGTGATCCAAAGTGTTATGAACGTGATCCAGGGGATTATTTCGACTATTTGGAACACAATCCTTTCCATCACAAGCAGCGTGTGGAACGGGATCAAGAATGCCGTTACAACCGTTATCAATGGAATTCAGGCGGTTATTTCAGCCGTGATGAACGTGATTCAGGGAATTGTTTCAACTATTTGGAACACAATCCTTTCAATTACTTCATCCATTTGGAACGGAATCAAAAACGCAATAACAACAGTTATCAACGGGATCCAGTCAGCCGTTTCTTCAGTGTTCAATGCTATTGAATCAACGGTAACAGGGATCTGGAACACAATCAAATCCACAACTGAAAGTGTGTGGAATGGCATCAAGTCAGCAATCACAACGCCAATTGAAGCCGCCCGTGATACAATAAAAACGGCAATTGATACCATGAAAGGATTCTTCAATTTTTCGTGGGAACTTCCAAAAATCAAATTGCCGCACTTCAGCATTGAAGGTGATTTCAGTTTGGATCCACCGTCAGTTCCGCATTTTGCGGTTGATTGGTACAAGAATGGCGGTATCCTGACAGATCCAACCATCTTTGGAATGGCCGGCGGCCGTTTGCTTGGTGGCGGGGAAGCTGGCGCGGAAGCCGTTGCGCCGTTGTCTGATCTGCAAAGCTTTATTCAGGCAGCCGTGAACAATGGCCTGAAGAACAATGCCGGGTATTACCAGACAATCAATATTACCACGCCGGATGCTGTTTCCCCGGCTGAAGTGGCAAGGCAAACGAGATTGGCAACACGTAACATGGTTACAAGAATGAAAGGCGGTGTCTGATGTATAGCAGAACAATTGAATGTGTGAATACTGATGATCAAACCGCCGTGAACTTCAACAACATTTATGGCGGTTTTATCATTGATTCCATTGATGGGATCTATGAAATACTGTCAACCGTGAATGATACAGAATATGGTGCAACGGATGGAAGTCATTATGATTTCACCGTTGTGCCAAAAAGAAACATTGTAATAACCGGCCGGATCCTGAAGGATTATCAGAATAAACGGAAACTTTTATATAGGGTTTTCCGGCCGCATTCCGCTGGCCAGTTCAGATATACAGAAGGTGATGAAACCAAAGTTATTGATTATCATATGGAAAAATGCAGCATCCCGGACACGGACAAAAAAATCAAAACGATTCAGATCAGTTTGATTTGCGTGGATCCATATTTCCGCGGTGTGAATGATGTGATCATTTCCATGGCGGCGTGGATCGGCGGCTTCACCTTTGAACATGAATTTGTGGATGGCGGGGAAGAATTTGGTTCAAGATCCAATTCCCTAATCAAGCAGATTCCAAATGAAAACGGTGTTGATGGAATCGGCATGACAATCACCATTGGTACAAGCGGATCCGTGACAAATCCAAAGCTTTATCATCTGGAATCCGGATATTCAATCATGATTGGCACCGCGGCAAATCCTTTTGTTATGGATTCCGCGGATGAAATTGTGATTGATACCACAACCGGCAAGAAAAATCTTTACCGGATCCGAAACAATGTAAAAACCAGCATCAATGAATATCTGGATCCGGCCAGCGAATTTATTCAACTGAATTCCGGTGAAAATACCTTGCGCTATGCAGCGGAATCCGGTGAAGAATATATGAATGTAACGATTTCATACCGGATGCGTTATTTGGGGGTGTGATTATGGTTGAATGCAGAATTTTCAACAGGGAACTTGAACTTCAGGGCGTGGCTGATAACTTTGGTTCATTCACGTGGATCCGGCGTTATTTTGAACCTGGCGAATTTGAAATTCATGTTCCCGCAACGGAACAGAATCAGGCGCTATTTGTGCCGGGCTACATTGTGGCCCGGCATGATGGCATGGAAGAAAAAGAAGCCGGCACGATTGAAGCAATTGATCGTGCCGGATATGAAATCACGGCACGTGGCCGGTTCCTTTCTTCATACTTTGACCGCCGTTTGATCATTGGAACATACAATTTCAATGGTAAGACGGAAAATGCCATGCGGAACATAGTCAAGAACATGACGGCCATTCCTTTGGTGGAACTTGGAACGCTGAACGGCTTCACTGAAACGGTTGAATTCCAGGCAACATATAAAGGTGTGCTGACATATCTTGAAAAGCTTTGTGTTTCTTCCGGCATTGCCTTCCGGCTTTATCCTGATTTCACAAACCGGAAATTGATCTTTCAGACGTACAAGGGAATTGATCGCACGCTGGCCGGTGCGCCGCAAGTTATTTTTTCGGAAACGTATAACAATCTTACGGATGAATCATATTCATACAATGATTCAGCGTATAAAACAAAATGCTATGCTGGCGGTGCCGGTGAAGGATCCGCAAGGATATTTGTATCAACCGGCGGTGGTGAAGGGCTGGATCTGCGGGAAATGTATCTGAACGCAAGCCATTCCACAAAGGATGATCTGACAGATGCGGAATACAATGCAGCACTGATTCAGGAAGGCACGGCCGCACTTGCCGGTGTGCCGATATCTGAAAGCTTTTCCTTCACGGCATCCGGTGATAATTACGTTTACCGGAAGGATTATGACGTTGGGGATATCATCATGGTGCGCCGCAAATCGTGGGGAATTGAAAGCGTTTTGAGAATCACGCAAGTTGAAGAAGTATATGAAAAAGGTGGAAGGAATATTGTTCTGACAGTTGGCAACACGATTCCTGAAACGGTTGATTGGAATGCAGATTAAAGGAAGGTGAAAAGCATGGGAAAATATGCAAACTTTTACAATTCCATTGATAAGGATCGTGTATATGATGCCAGTTCAATGGAAGAATGGTTGCGCCCGTTCTTTGTTACGGGCGTATTCAACGGCAATCTTCAGGTGACGGCTGACGGAACAAATATGACCGTGACCGTTGCAGCCGGTTATGTAAATGTGAAGGGCAAAACAAGGTATTTTGAATCAGCCAACGTGCTGACAATTCCGGCGGCATCCGGAACATTATCCCGCATTGATAACATTGTTGTGCGCCGGGATGATGCCAACAGAAACATCACGCTGGAAATCGTATCCGGCACGGCTTCAGATTCACCAGTTGCACCGGCACCCACAAGAACAGATTCCGTTTACGAACTTGTCCTTGCCCGTGTTGCCGTGGCTGTTGGTGCAATCAATATTAGCCAGGCAAATATTACGGATACCAGACCGGACACGGATCTTTGTGGATGGGTAACAAGTACCGTCACAGAAATGGATTTCAGCCAGTTCACGGCACAATTTGAAAGCTATTTCAAGCAGTTCAAGGAAGGAACGGCCGCTGATATATCCAAATGGTTTACAGATCAGCAAGCAGCCTTTGAAACGTGGGTTGCCGGTCAGGAATCCAGCCTTGCAACGTGGCAAACGAACCGTGAAGCCAATTATGAAACGTGGTATCAGGAAATGCAGAATTCATTCAACGCCTGGTATGCTTCAGTGGTTGGCCAAATGACCGGTGATCTTGGGGCAAAGCTTACGGCTGAAACCGTTGAACTGGATGAACGGCTGGCCCTTCTGGAACACATGGTGATCCAGGATGATGTTTCCGCGCCAATTACGGATGATGATGGCGCACTTCTTACACTTGATGATGGATCAGCTTTGCTTGCTGATTGGTCATACAAAAAAATCTAACAAAATTGAAAGGATGGTAAAAAATGAGTGCTATTTCTATCGAAACGAAAAAAATTAGTGAACTTACGCTTGCCAGTGCATTGGGATCTGATTCTGATGATCTGGTGATCCGGTTTGCTGACGGAACAGGTGTCAAGCGTGTTCCGGTATCTGCGCTGAAGGCGGCTGTTTCCGGTGATCTGTCAAAGCTGGATACAACCGACAAATCAACGCTTGTGGCGGCCCTGAATGAAGTTTTTGGGATGGCTGACACGAACAAACAGAACCTTGCGCCGCTGATCTATGCAAACGCTGGCGCACATAACAGCTTTTACCGTGGTAAGGATATCACGGCAAACGTGACAGACGGAAGCTTTTACACCCACATCAAGGATGGAACGTTTGAAGATATTTATGTGGGCGATTATTTCACCAAAACAATCAACGGAAAATCCTATGTTTTAAGGGTTGCCGGATGTGATGTGTACCTTCACCGCGGTGATACCGAATTCACAAGCCACCATGTTGTTGTGGTTCCGGATGCAAGCTTTGGAACATATGCTATGAATTCAAGTAATACAACATCCGGCGGCTATGTTGGATCTGCAATGTATACCGGCACACTGGTAACATGGGCCGGATATCTGGCAACAGCATTTGGATCAAACCTTCTGACCAACCGTGAATTGCTTACAAACGCAATCAGCGGTGAACTTCCTTCTAACTGGTCATTGTATGACAGCAAAGTGAACCTTATGACTTCTGAAGAAGTTGTTGGCCACGGCGGTTTTGGTATGTCCGGATATAATTACGGATTCAATGTTGGAACTGGATATGGCCAGCTTCCGTTGTTCAGGCTTGCACCTGATAAGATCAGTACAAGATATAATTATTGGCTGCGAACCATTACCAGTTCCACGGGCTTTGCGGTTGTCGACAGCGATGGCTTTTTGGGCGGCAACGCATCCGCTGCGCGTGAGTTGCGCCCGCGCTTCTTGCTTGGGTGATCTTTAATCCAGCCCCCTTGTGGGGCCGGAACACTTTTGAAAGGATTTTGAAATTATGTCAGTGCCAAAAAGCAAGCGAAATCTTTCACAGTTGGAATTTTATCATACGGCTTTCACGCTGCGGAAAAACCTGACCGAATTGCTTCTGAAGGATTTTAGTATCAAGGATAAAGTCAGGGATATCCGTTCATATGTTTCAACAAACCGCTTTGAACAGGCTGACAAGGAAATGTTCCTTCAGCTTTGCGAAAAGTACAAGATCAATGAAAAGATTGTTGAACAATATCCGGAATGGTTGATCAGTCATTTCAGAATGAACATTTTGAACACGCTGAATGATTTGATCAATAACATTACATATGCCAATTCCGTATATCCCACGCGGGAAGCTGAATATGATGAAAGGCGTGCCTTCCAGAACAAAGCCATTGCAAATTGCTATCAGTTACTTCAGGAAATGCAATATGTGATCAGCGTGGTTCCGGTAAATGCAGAAAAGTATATGCAGCACGTGGATCTGATCGAAAAGGAAATTGCTTTGCTGAAGGGTTGGCGTAAGTCAGATAACAGGATCCTGAAGGCAATTAAAAACAAATCCGGGCAACCTTTATAAAATACCAGTTCCACGAACTTTGCGAATGTCAACAACAATGGCAATTTGAACAACAACGCATCCAATACGAATGAGTTGCGCCCGCGATTCCCTTGACCATACTATGTGTAGGCTATAACGCCGATATGGTCACAAGCAGAAGGAAAGGTTGTCCGTCCATGAAAAATAATGGTAAATTTTGTGTGAGAAGCCGCCGGATCAGTCCGTTGCGGTTATTTTTATGAAATGAATATTGAAGATATATGTGATGCCAACAAACTGATTGAAGCATACCAGGAAGCCCAAAAGGGCAGCAATTGGAAGGAATCAGTTCAGCGGTATGGAATGAACTTGCTGATCAATACACTTCACAGCCAGAAAGCTTTGCGTGAAGGAACCTATGAACAGAAAGCATTTTATGAATTCAAGATCCATGAACGTGGAAAGATCCGGGATATTAAGTCAATGTATATCACTGATCGTGTGGTTCAGCGTTCCCTTTGTGATAATATCCTGACACCCGCAATCAAGCCGCACCTGATATATGACAATGGTGCCAGCATGAAGGGAAAAGGAATTGATTTCACCCGGAAGCGTTTGGAATGCCATTTGCGCCGGTACTTTCTTGAAACGGGATCCAATGAAGGATATGTGCTTCTAATTGATTTCAGCAAGTATTTTGACAACATCAATCAGAAGAAACTTTATGAAATGATATGCCGGTATGTGCCGGATCCGGATGTTCAAAAGCTGATCAGGAACATTCTGAACGGTTTCAAGGTTGATGTTTCCTATATGACGGATGAAGAATATGCCAATTGCATGAACGTGGTTTTCAATTCACTGGATTATGCAAAAATCAATAAAGATCTTCAGACCGGAAATAAATACATGGAAAAATCCGTTGGCATTGGAAGCCAGATCAGCCAGAATTCAGGGATATTCTATCCAACGGAAATTGATACTTTTTGCAAGGTTGTTAAAGGGCTGCACTACTATGGCCGGTACATGGATGATACCTATATAATTCATGAAAACAAGCAATATCTTCATGAATTGCTTAGTTGTATTGATGCCATTTGTGGAAGGCTGGGAATATTTATCAACCATAAGAAAACACAAGTTGTGAAGCTATCACACGGCTTCACCTTCTTGAAAATCCGCTATATCCTGACCGATTCCGGAAGGATTATGAAGCGGCTTGATCATGATACTTTCATCCGCGAAAAGCGGAAGATCAAGAAGTTCCGGCACAAATATGATGAAAAAATTATGCCGCTGGATGATATTGTGAACGCATACCTTGGATGGCGGGGAAGCGTTAAGAAATATAAAGCCAACAAAGAATCATTGCAATCAACGGATCAGTTATTCCGGAAAGTGTTTCCGGAATATAAAGGTCAACTATAAGAAAGGAAGGTTAAAGCATGAAGATCATTGATGAAAAAGGCAAGGCAATCACCGCAACACCTGATTTCAGCACCGGGCGTTATCTGGAAGATGAAAACGGAAATCTGGTTTTCACCAAATACACCACGGAAGAACTTGCCGAAATCAAAGAAAAGGAAGAAAAGGAACCAATAACAGCACTTCAGCTTGCGATTGCTGAAGTATATGAATTGATCGGGGGTACAAAATAATGGCAAGAATTTATGCAGCACTGATTCAGAAGGGATTGAAAACCATTGATGATGTTCCGGAAAAGCTGAAAGCAGCGGTTCAGGCCATATTGGATGAAGCCAATTCCACAAGCGAAACCACAACAAAATAATCAAAGCAATGCCCCTGAATGAAAATTCAGGGGTTTTTGTTGGAAAGAAGGAATGAAATGAATCCAATTGACTTTGGCAACCGCGTTGTATGGATGGCCGGCTTGATCATGTCCGTTTGGGGCGTGCTTGGCATTATCCAGAAAATCATTGAAATGGCAAAGAAGCCGGAAAAGAACCAGAACATCAGAATGGATCAGCATGAAGTTTGGCTGAAGAAACATGATGAAAAAATCAAAGAATTTGAAGGCTTCTTCCGTAACGATAAAACACGGCTTGATCAGATGGAAGAAGGGAACAGGATCCAACAGAAGGCTTTGCTTGCGCTTCTTTCACACGGCATTGATGGCAATAACATTGAACCGCTGAAAGAAGCAAAAGCAGAAATGGAAAAATACCTGATCAACAGATAATTGAAAGTTAATTTTCAAAAATGAAAGGTGGAAAAAATTATGAGTAACAAAGTATATGACATTCTGAAGTTTGTGGCACAGATCATTCTTCCGGCACTGGCAACGCTTTATTTTGCACTTGCTGGCATTTGGCATTGGCCGTATGCGGAACAGGTTGTTGGCACGCTGACCGCACTTGATACGTTCCTTGGTGTGATCCTTGGAATCAGCACTTCCAATTACCAGAAGGGAAAAACTGAATGACACATGATGATTTCATTTCCAGTGTTGCGGCGGCGGTCAAGAAGTACGCCCCGCAATATGGAATTAAGGTGAACAGTCCGGTGATAGCGCAAGCAATCCTTGAATCCGGATGGGGTGAATCCAAACTGGCCGCCGTATATCACAACTATTTTGGATTGAAATGTGGATCCAAATGGAAGGGCAGATCAGTGAACATGAAAACCATGGAAGAATATACGGTTGGAATGCTGACCGCAATCCGTGACAACTTCCGTGTTTATGATGATCTGGATTCAGGCGTGAAAGGATATTTTGAATTTATCCAGGCATCCAGATATGCCAACCTGAAGGGAATCACGGATCCAAAGAAATATCTGGAAACAATCAAGGCTGACGGTTATGCCACATCAAGCGGTTATGTGAATAACCTTTGGAACGTTATAGTGGCCAACAGCCTGACAAAGTTTGATGAAAGTGAGGAAAAGAACATGGGAAAAGATGCAAAATCCATCATCCAGCAGATGCAAAGCTGGATTGGCTGCAATGAAGCGGATGGATCCCACAAAAAAATTATTGATCTATACAACAGCCACAAGCCGCTGGCCCGTGGGTATAAGGTTAAATATACAGATGCCTGGTGTGCCACAACGGTTTCAGCGGCAGCCATTGCGTGCGGCTGCACGGATATCATCCCGCCTGAATGTGGATGCCCGGATATGATCGCACTGTTCCAGAAGATTGGTGAATGGGATGAAAATGATGGCCGTGTTCCGGATCCGGGTGATGTGATCTTTTATGATTGGCAAGATTCCGGATCCGGTGATGATACCGGCACACCGGATCATGTTGGCGTTGTGGAAAAGGTTTCCGGAAACAGCATCACCGTGATTGAAGGCAATTATCATGATGCCGTTGGCCGCCGCACATTAAAGGTGAATGATAAGTTCATCCGCGGTTATGGCGTGCCGGCTTATGATGCCGGGACCGTTGCACCGGTCCAGCCGGATCCGGCACCTGAAGCAGCAAAAAATTATCTTCAGAAAGGTGATAAGGGCGCGGCCGTGAAGGATATGCAAACACGCCTGATCAATGCCGGATATTCATGTGGCAAAGCTGGCGCGGATGGTGATTTTGGATCCGGCACGGAAAGCGGCCTGATTGCCTTTCAGAAGGCACATAACCTTGAACCTGATGGAATTTATGGCCCGCTGTCAAAGGCCGCGCTGGAAGCTTCAGGAACGGCCAAATCCGGCGCAAATGGATTTGATGAAGGAATTGCTGGCAAGTATAAAACAACGGCCAATTTAAGGCTACGCAAAGGCCCTGGCATGGATCACGGTATTCTTGCCGTTATGCCGGTTGGATCCGTGGCGCACAACTATGGATATTATCAGGATGTAAACGGTGAACGCTGGTTATATCTTGCCTGGAATGGTCAGGAAGGATATGCTTCAGCAAACTTCCTTGAAAAGATCTGA